GTATTCCCAAGCTTCTTTGAGATTTTCCCCTACATCCCATTTGTACTTCTTGAAAAGTTCTTTTCCGACAAGATGCCCTATGAGCATCGCAAAGCCCATGAACCCGCCGAGGAATGCGATAGTTATCAGGGCATCTTTGAACCCGAAAAAGTAGAACCAGAAAGCGATCAGGATGATTGGGATCTTGACTCTCCAGATATCCTCCAGCTTTCTCATTTCTTTTTGAGGTTTTCGATCATGTCTTTCAGATCCTGGATCGCGGCCTCGGATTTTTTCTTATTCTGCCGGTAAAAGAGAATACCGATACAAAAACCGACCACTGCACCTATGAGAATTCCTAAAACCATAAAATCACCTCCCTGACTACGCATAAATTTCAACGCAGACCGTGTTAATCTCTTTTAATTTCGCTCCAAATCCGAAACAGCATCTCTCCTGCCTCAAATAACCCGGAATCGATTCTGAGCGATCTGGTTAACACACCTCCTATCCCCTCTCAAGAGGGGACTTTATTAAAACTTATCTAATTCAGTCTTCGTGAAATCTCTGTCTTCCGATGTCTTATTCGTTTTGTATGATCCGGCTCCGGGAGTTTCATTTGCAGTCTCTCCGCCAAGAGTAATTTCTCCTTTCTGGATTCTCTCAAGTAATTTCAATTGACCGTTATAGTTATCGGTCATCTCTTTTGTGATGGACTGACGCTTTTTCCGGAGAAACAGTTTGTAAATCGACATCTCTTTCGCAATCGTTTTTATAACCGCAGGTACCGGATCGAGGGGAAGGGGATACCTTCCCCTGAGAAATCCATCTATCAGCTCGGATGCGTCCGTACAAGCGACATTTATCCTGTCCTCGTTGACAGCGCCCAGCCGCTCATCGTCAGTGAGCTGCTGCAGCTCCAGCTCCGAGATGTCCTGCTTCAGATCATCAAGATCGCAATAGGGCATTAGTTACGCCGTTATGTTCCCCAGCAGATATCCTGCGCCGGCGAATACAAACGCTTCGTCCACGTTATGCCTCACCCTGTAGATATTGCTCCGGATTTTTTCTTCCCGGTACTGCTCGGTTGTCAGGTTCTGCGGGCTGTCCTTTGTCCAGATGAAGGTCCTGCCGATGACCGGCTCCCTGAGGTCTCTGCCCTGGGTCTGCGTGATATAAGCCAGCAAAACATATTCATCGTCCCACACGTCGGCGATGCTGAAGGGCTGCCCTTTCTTGGCGCTGTCGTAGATGGCATTACCCACAAGCACCCTGTCCACTCCGAAATATTGAGAGATGATGCGTTTCTGCGCATCGAGTCCGCCGATCTCAATGGGGTTGGTATACTTGAAGGCATCCTTCAACTCAGCGGTCATCAGGAGATTGCCGAATACTTTCTTCGCCATGGCGATGGCATTCGGCTCCAGTCCGGATGCAGCCCTCATGTTTGTCTTGCCGGTGTTAATGTTTGCGCGCGGCACGGCGGTCGCCGGGGTGCTCCATTCGACTGAAACATCTGCATGAGAGAGGTTGCTCGCATTCATAACCATAGAGGCGATGCGTTTTTCCTGGCTTCTGAGCAGGATATCCGTTGCACGCATGACCGAGATTTCTTCAGCGGCAAAGAACCTTGAATACAGCGATGCTTCGCTGTCATCAAGCGGCTCTTCCCAGCCGTGCTCTTCACACGTATAGTTGTCCATCTCGAATTCCCAGTCGCCCCTTCCATATGCTCCCCTGGCCGCCCTTTTTGTGTCGGGGAGTTTGAGCAGCGCTTCTATCGGGATCTTAGGGTACTGTGCGGATTTTTCCTGCACCTCGAACAATGGCAGCAGTTCAAGACCGATAAACCCGCGCTGTGATGCATTAACCATATATTCGAAGGCTATGACCCCGAGGTCCGGCCTTCCTATGGTTGTTCCTGATGTTGGTTCTGGCATATTCTTTATACCTCCTTTTTATCTGTCATTCCGCACTTGATGCGGAATCCAGTTTCTTTTTAGCTCGTCAATATCTTTTTCGTGTATTCGATCCATGCGCCGTAGATATATACGGCATCGCCGTCATTCGTGCCTCCGAGGGTCAATACGACCGACAGCGTTCCCGGTGCGGCCAGTACTCCGTCTGCCCCGCAGGTGTAGATGAGTTCGCTCACGGCCTCTGTGATAGCCTGCGCTGCCGTATCCTGGATATCGGCGTTGCCGACATCGCCTGCTGCGCTCGGATAGACTTCAGCGTCCAGGGTGAGCACGTCCAGATTTGCAGCCTTACCGGCAAGCACGTGAACGGTTATATCCTCAGCATCATCAATGTCCTGCGGTACCGGGATTGAAAACCCGAGGGCCTCACCGGCGGTGCAATCTACAGGGATATTTATGACGGTTTCTGCATTGCTAAGCTGTGCAAAACCTGCGACTGTCGTTGCCTGTTTTGTCAGCGCTGTGCCGTCCTCACGCGTGATCGCTGCTAACGGAATAGGGATTGTGCCCTGGGCGGAAAGAATATCCTGGTATATCTCCTGTAGCGCTCCTTCCACAGTCACCTCAGATGTAAACCCTCCGGCATCCGCAATGCTGACATTTCCCGCGGTTGTGGAAAGCACAGCGAACTCTATCATTTCAACAATGTCGTTTAGTGCCGTGGCCTCTTCTTTGGCGATACCGATGGCGCTTCCGGATGAGCTGTCGCTCACCATACCGTTTGCGGCGCCGTAAAGGACTGCACCTATGGAAAATGAATTGGCGGCCGTTACTTCACTGCTGCCTCCGGCATTCCTCGGCCTTACTGTTATCAGTCCACCGTCTGCCGCCCTGGTCTGCGTGACGCCGATATGCTGCTCACCGGCTCCCGCATAGACAACTTCAGGGGGAGTCGTTGTGGTGCCTGACCTGATTTTCACCCTGCGCTTTGGTTCAAGCGCTCCGTAAGCAGTAAAGGTAAGATTTCCTTCTACTTGCATTTTTATAACCCTCCTTATTTTTTGTTCTGACCTTCAAGCCACTCGGCGTGGAGGTCAGGAAATTCTTTTGCCATTGCGCTGATGGCAGTGCCCCTGGTGGTTTTGTTTGTCTCGGCGAATTCGGAGACCTTTGTCTCGAAATCGCTGCCCGCCCCTTTGTCCGTCGCCTTCTTCTTCGTCGCCACTTCCGAAAAATCAACGGCCTTTGGAAGGCCGGTTAAAAAGGCTTTAAACCTCTCTAAAGGCTGTGCCTTCACCTTTTTGCCCTCCGCCTCGGCGAATTCAAACTCCTGGGCAACACTCAATATCTCCATGAAGTCGAGCACCATTGGTTTTATAGCCGGCGTGATCTTCTCCTTCATCTCGTCGCTGTCGCAGAATGCGGCGAACTCCGCCTTCCTGTTCTTCGCCCTCTCGTCGGCGAGATCTTTTTTGAGATTCACCATCTCCGTATCCTTCGTCTTGTCCTTCTCGGAAAAGTCGGCGATCTCCTTTTCCCTTTCTTTGAGCTTGAGTTCAAGCTCCTGAACTTTTTCCATATCGCTACCTCCTTCGTTAAAATTCCATTTTGATTCATCAATCTCAAGGCCGTGCTTCTTTGCGGCCTTGAGGATTCTGTTTGTTATTGTTTTCACCTCCTCGGCTGTATATTGTTCTCTATTTTTCGGCATGCCCCAGTAGCTGAGCGCTGCCTGACAATGATCGGCATTGATCGGGTATCTGTAGTTGACGGGGTCTGCAAATTCTTCATCCGGGATATCTGTGTATTTAGAAGGCTTTGTGACGTTGCCACCGTCTTTAATACCGATTCCGTATTTAGTTGACCGTGCCTGCTGGGCTTTCTTCTCGGGCGACATATCAGCAAAGGAAGACTGCATGTCCTCCGGGTTGGGCGCCTTGATGTCGTCTATGTCATAGCTCGTAATGATTCCGTCAGCGGTATCCAGTCCGAACTTCTCGATGATGAAATCCCGCAGGCGCTGGAAAATACTTGCGATCCTCATCTCCTTCCAGTCCGAGAACTCGAATGTCATTGCATCTGCCTCTGTATTGAATTCCACAGCCGGAAGACCCTGAACAGAAGGCGGTGTGGCTCCAAGAAAGCCGATATGACGCAGTGTGAAATCCGGACGGATCGAGATCGATATCTTTTTCCATAATCCTTTTTTTACCCAGTCCGCGAACTCAGAGACGAGCTGTTTCGGTTTTGCGTAAAGCATCTGCCCTTCACGCTTGAAGGCGTTTGCCCAGCCGTATGCCGGAGAGTTAACTTCAGGATGACCAATTACGAGTGGGGCCTCTGTCCCGTTATTCATCTCTATAATCTTGTCGAGGTCGCCCTCTGTCCATTCACGCTCCCGGCCCTGGCTGTCGGTGTGTTTGCCGGTCCTAAATATCGGGAACCATTTCATGCATCCTCCTTCAGGAGCGCAGGCTAAAGCCTGCGGCTACCAAGAATATCAGCGCCTGCCGGTCAAGTAAGCGCTTACCTGGCCGACAGGTTTTTTGGGGTGGTTTTCAATTTTACGAGTCATATACCCATCAGCCTACTCGAAACAATGCTGCGCTTTCTCTGGAACGCGTCCAGAGAATGAGGGATTTTCTAAATGTAAACTGAAAGGGATATTTTCTATGGACAGGAGGGATACTGTGGATTTGACCCTGAAGGAAATACTTCAATTAATTGTGCAGGGCGGCGTCGCCATAATCGTTTTTGTCATCTGGTACTTCACATTCATGAAGTCCGCTAAACAGACCGATTCCTTTTTAAGTCAATCGCTCGCCCAAAGCAA